CGCCTTCTGGCGTCGTTTTCATCCGTTCGTACGAGGTGTGATCTAGACCGTTCGCAAGGTACCGTCGCTCTAAGGCGACGTTATCGATGGGGGTCGAACATGCGAGCGCAGAGGATGAGCACGCTCTACGCGTCGAACGCGCAAGCGAGCCGTCGCGGAAAAACAACGAAACCAAGCGACGCTAAAAGGCGACGGCCCGGGACGTACCGTTGCAGCTCAGACACCGCATACCGTATGCGTATGAGCGACGCTTCCCGCCCGGTCGAAGACTGGGCCGGCTACCTACGCCGGATGACCGACCGGTCCGGCTGGAGCGTCGCGCGCCTCGCCCGGGACTCCGGAGTCAACCGGGCAACGATCTTCAGATGGATCAAGGGCGACACCGGCGTCACCGTCGACAGCGTCCGCCGCATCGCCCTCGCGCTCGGCGACGACCCGGAGAACGCGCTCCGCGCCGCGGGCAGCAGCGGACAGCCGGCCGCGCCCGTGCAGGACGAAGAGGTCGCGCTGATCATGCGCGCGCCCGTCGATGACGAGCTGCGGCAGGTAATGCTGCGCAAACTGAGCGAACGGCGCGAACGCGACCGGCAGCAACGGATCGCCGACTTCGAAACGATGATCGAGCTTTCCAAGCAGCGCGAGGGCTGAGCCGTGTGGGTCGAGAAGAACGGGCCCACCTACCGCATCCGAGACCTGGTCGCCGGCAGGAAGGTCACCGTCGAGTCCGGCTTCCCCACGAAGACCGCCGCCAAGAACGTCATGAAGGTCCTCGAAGGCGAGAAGATCCAGGGCATCTACATCGACCCCCGCGCCGGGAAGGTGACCGTCGAGGCGTTCGCCGAGATCTGGTGGCCCACCCACCTGCCGCGGTTGACGCCAGGATCGGCGAAGAGCGAGGGCGCCCGGCTGCGCAACCACATCATCCCGCTGCTCGGCGAACTTGAGGTCGGCGAGGTGGACCGCCTCATCGTCACGGGCTGGGTGGCGCAGCTGCTCGCCGGCGACCCGGAGGACGAGGACTTCAACCGGGTGCCGCTGGCCCCGAAGACGGTCCGCAACGCGCACGGCGTGCTCTACTCGCTGTTCCAGGCCGCGGTGGACAACAAGCTGATCCGGTCGAATCCGTGCTACCGCACCGGCCTTCCGAAGACGCCTATGAAGGAGCGCCGGTATCTCGACGACGCTGAGATCGGCCGCCTGGTCGCCGCGATGCCGCCGCACTGGCGGCCCATGATCGTGCTGATGGTGGCGACCGGGATCCGCTGGTCGGAGATGGCCGGGCTACGCGTGCAGCACGTCGACGTGCTCGCCCGCGCGCTGCGCGTGGAAGAGACCCGGCACGAGCTGTCAGGTGGCGCGCCGCTGGTGATCGGGCCGCCGAAGACGGAGCACTCGCGGCGCACGGTGACGTACCCACCGGAGGTGGCCGAGCTGGTGGTGCCGCTCGTGAGCATGCGGCATCGGGACGCGCACGTGTTCTGCGCGCCGGAGGGCGCCGAGCTGCGGCAGCGGAAGTTCTGGAAGCAGGTGTGGTTGCGGGCGACCGCGGCGGCCGGGTTGGAAGGGCTGCGAATCCACGATCTGAGGCACACCCATGCCGCGCACCTGATCTCCCAGGGGATCCCGCTCACCGGCATCCAGAGGCGGTTCGGGCACTCGTCGATCTCCGTCACCAGCGACATGTACGGGCACCTGTTGCCGGTCGTCGACGAGAACATCACGGCCGCCACGTCGGCCTCCCTCGCCAAGATCGACTTTAGGGGAATCCTAGGGGAAACCGACGGGGAACAACGGGGAACAACGGGGAACGACGAGGAACAACTAGCAGGTCAGCGCGCAGCATGACCCCCTGACCTGCAGGGCTATAGGGGTTCGAGTCCCCTCTTCCGCACCATAGTTCGATCTACCCAGATGCAGGTCAGGCCCGGTCTGATGACCGGGCCTGAACCGTCATAGGGGACTGGTAGGGGAATCCGTTCAGGGCGACCGCATCATGATGGCGTCAACGAACCCGGTCGAGTAGCCGTCCCTCTCCCCCACGATCTGGCCGTGCAACTCGGCGACGGCAACGTCCTCACGCCAAGCCCGGTCCACGATCCAGCCGACGTACGGCACCCAGCTGCCCACCATCGTCGACGCCAGCGCATAGGAGGGCCACTGAGCATCCACCTCCCCGATCTGCAGGCCGGTCCAGGCCAGTCCGACCCCTGCGGTCACCGCCATCAGCCCCGAGCCCACCAGACGGGGCGACAGCGGCCGCCTGTGCCGGCCGGCCGCCTGCGTGGTCTTCTGCAGCGGGATCGGCACTGTCGTCGTCCCGGGCGCCCGGTAGGTGCGGGAGTAATGCACGTTGCAGGCCACGACGACGACGGAGACGATCCGGTCGGTCATCGCCTGAACGGCGCTGGCCCAGTCGCTGATCCTGCCGGCGAGCTGGTATCCGCGACGGTGGACGTGCCGGGCGAAGTTGGCTGAGGTGGCCTCGTCCGGGTTTGGCGGAACGAAGATCAAGGCCCTAGTCACGGGTGTATCCCCCAATGTCTCGCTGGGTCCTGCAGCGCGAGAATCGCTCACTCTGCCGCTAGGTCGATGGCCACATGTGATCGGTACCGGTCAGGCAGCATGGCTTCACAGGCCGAGATGATGACCTGGATGCCGTAGTTCCGGATGGCGCGGTCGAGGTGTTCCCAGGTGCGCAGGATGGCGACGAGCCGGTAGTCGCATTGGATCACGCGATCGTGGCATCTACGTGCATGGATGCCGTCGAGCGGGGCGTCCGGCGGGACGTAGATTGCGGCGCTGATCATGGGTTGATCCTCCCCGTGAGGTTTCATCCGTGAAGGAACCATCACAGCGCGTCAGTGATCAGATCCGAATAGTCAAATCGGTGAAGTTACCTGCGGAAATACGAACGACCTTCAAGCGTTCGTACCGACTTCGAACACCTGTCCACTACCTATTGCGAATCCGTCTCGTGTCGTGCATCATGTCGCGCGTCAAGTGATCAACTGCCCGGTGCATCCGCCCCGGGTGATCGTCCAGGGTGGACACCCCTACCGTCAGCGACATGCGCAGGATCCGACTCTGGGGTGCCGCGGAGATCCGCGACGCCCTCGGCGTCGGCCGAACCCGCGCCTACGAACTCATGCACCGCAAGGGCTTCCCCGACCCCGCCGATGACACCCTGCGCCGCGGCGCCGTTTGGCTCCAGGACGAAGTCGAGGAGTGGATCGCGGCGAACCGGAAGGTCATCGCCGAGGAGCCCGAGGGCGACGCCTAGCGCGGCCCCGCCGGCTCACGGCTTGCGCGCCACCGCGGCGTACGCCAGCGCCTCCGGATCGCTGACGACATCCCCGAACGGCCGCCACTGCGACGTCGACACCAGCCCCGGCTCGACCGGCTCCAGCCCGGCAAGGAAGCCGGCGACCTGATCCCAGGTCCGCGCCCGGAACGGGCCATGGGCGCCTGAACTCACCATCTCCTCGACCTTCGCGCGGACATCGACCGGCAGCGGGTCGACAGTCGCGTGCGAGATCGCCACGTAGCTGCCCGACGGCAGCGCGGCCACCAGCTCGCGCACGCACGCCGCCGCCTCGGCGTCGTCCTCGATGAAGTGCAGCACCGCGCACAGCAGCACCCCGACCGGCCGCGAGAAGTCGAGGGGCAACCGGGCCGCGGAGATGATCTCCCGCGGGGCCATCAGGTCCGCTTCGAGGTACCCGACGTCGCCGACGCCGTTGCCGGTCAGCAACGCCCGCGCGTGCGCCATGATCAGCGGGTCGTTGTCGACGTACACGACCCGGGCGGCCGGGTCGGCGGCCTGGGCGACGTCGTGCACGCTCTCGCCCGTGGGCATTCCACACCCGATGTCGAGGAACTGCCGGACGCCGGCCTCGGCTGCCAGGTAGCGCACGGCGCGGAGCACGAACTCGCGGTTTTCACGTATCGCTGTCCTGATCTGCGGCAGCTCCTCGCGCAGCAGATCCGCGGACGCCCGATCGGCCGCGAAGTTGTCCTTGCCGCCGAGCAGGTAGTCGTAGCGGCGGCCGGAATGCGGAACGTTGACGTTGAGCTCGGCGGTCATCGCGCACCCCGCCACCGGCGCCGTTCGGCTGCCTGCCACTCCCTGGCGTAGGCCAGGCCGTCGGCGTAGAGCCGTTCCGCGTCGCCCAGCTCGGCGCGGGCCAGCATGCGCTCGACGTGGCAGGGGTAGGCCTCCAGTCCGCACCGGCAGACCGGGCGCCAGGGCGCGTACCAGCGCCGCCGAGGGCCGTGCTTGGGGTACAGGTCTCGCATGTCGCCTCGCTCTCACCCGAGGGTGAGGCGGCGGGCAGAGCGCGGGTCCTGCCCCAAGCCCAGGTGAGAGCCCGCCACCTCAGGGGAGGCACTTTACAGCTTGCCAAGTAGCTGTGACTAGGAGTTGCGATATTACGTAGCCGACAAGTGGCACACCCATAGCGTGATCGTCATGGCGGAAGTGATGGGCGCGGCGGAGATCGCCGAACGGCTGAGGGTGACTCGGCAGCGCGCCTACCAAATCACCAGCCGCCGCGACTTCCCCGAACCGATGGCGCATCTCGCGATGGGCCAGGTGTGGCGCACGTCGGACGTCGAGCGGTGGATCTCGGAGCGCCGGCCTGAACTGAACGAGCCGGAGGGCGAGAGGTAAGCCCTTTCCTAAAGGATCTCTAGCCCGCTATAGACATGGGGTGTAGCGCGCTATAGAGTCAGGTCATGACGACGATCGAAGACCTGGCTCAGACCACCGCCGCGAGGTACGACATCCCGACCGACCCCGCACGCAAGCTGGTCGCCACCTATGTCGACCAGATCAGCGACGACGCGGACCTGTGGGACGCCGGCGCGCAGACACTCACCGCCGACGGCGTCCAGGTCGTCACCGACGCGATCAGTGAGGGCTACCGCCATGGCCTGAACTCCACGGCGGAGAGCCGCGTTCTGGCCGACCTGGAGGAGACCGCGGCCGAGCTGCGCCGGGCGGCCGAGGCCGTCGAAGCGCTGACGGCGAAGCGAGATCAGATGGTGCGGACCCTGATGACGACGGCGGTGAGCCGCAAGACGATCGCCGAGGCCGCCGGACTGAAGGAGGCCCGGCTCTACCAGATCCGCGACGGGAGGCGCTGAGGCGCAGGTCAGGGCCAATATGTGCCACTCTATAGCGCGCTATAGACATGAGCTATAGCGCGCTATAGACTTGTCTCATAAGCAAGCGAGAGACAAGGGAGACGGAAATGACGATCACCGAGACCACCCAAGAGACCGAAGCCCACCAGGCCGAAACCCACGGACACGAACTCGGATGCTTCCAGTGGCTCGCCGAGGAGATCATCGAGGACCTGGCCGAGCGGGGCATCGCCTACGAGACCGGGAACTTCGACGAGGACATCGCCGGAGTGACCATCCTGGACCGGATCATCCAGGCCCTCGAGAGCGGCAAGGCGAAGTGCCGGTGCGAGTGGCTCACCGCCGAGGGTGAGGAGTGAGGGGTGGGGCTTCGGCCCCTTCCTTTCTCGATCCTTTTGACACGTTTCATCCCGTGGGGAGCGCGCCCACCGATCGTCCACATCGCACCGACGATCATCCGATCTGTCTCCCCCACGCTCGACCCGCACGCGTCCATACCTCACCCTGTGATGGCCTCGTCACAGGGAGATCGGACGCCATGACCTACCCGCCCCAGCAGCAGGAGCCCCACAAGCCGCCCGTCATGCACGGCTACGACCCGCACCCGCCGCGAGGAGATTGGGCGCCGCCGCGGCGCGGAAGGATCCACCCGCTCGCCTGGGCGGCACTCGCCGTCGCGCTCGTCGCGCTAGCTGGCGTCGGATGGCTCGTCTACCAGCGGGAAACCGCGCCGGTCGGAACGATCGCGAACCCTGAGACCGTCGATGCCTTCGCCTCGGCCGCGGCCGCGCAGGCCGCCTTGCCAGCGTGCAAAGACGTGTTCCTGCCGGGCAAGGTTATCGATGCCAAGAAGGCCATGAACGGTTGCAAAGGCCCCGCTGGCAATACCATCTTCGTGGGCTCCTTTGACTGCACTGACGGCCGGAAGTTGTTCCAGGTGGACGCCAACACAGGCGCCCCGGCCGGATGGGGATTCGGCAACGGAAAGTACCGCGCCACGAAGGAAGCTGCGGCGGACCCGGCTTACAGCAAGGCGTATGGCTCCTGCAACGACTGACGCCAGACGCGACGAAAGCCGCCCCCGACCCGAAGGTCAGGGGCGGCGCGGTTTGTCAGAGGGTGGCGCTACGGTGGCGCCGCGCGGGCTACGCCTCGGCGTTCCGCGTACGCCAGGTCGCCCAGCCGACAGCGGCCGCCGCGGCGGCGAACGCGCCGAGCGCCTGGCCGATCGTTGCGTCGTCGATGGTGCCGGCCTTGAGTACGACGGCCATGCCGGCGGCGACTCCGGCGCCGAGCCCAGCTATGACGGCCTTGCGGATGCGAGCGAGCATGATGCCCTCCTGGTGCAGAGTGGGGATGTGGAGCGGGTCGACCTGGCGCATGAACCGCACGCCGAGCGGCAGCGGTGGCGCAACGCCGGCGAGTGGGACCCGGACATGGTCGGCGTCGCGATCGGTGAGCTGCGCGACGGCCGCTGGTATGTGCGCTGCTACGGCGCCGTCGAGCCGGCGGCCCGGGCGTACGGGCCGAAGCACGCCGAGTGGTACGCCCGGCGCACGGCCGCGAGGTGGATGCGGACGTTCGGCGGCGAGTGGGTCGAGACGTAGGCTGGCGGCACGGATTCCGACGGGAGACCGAGTCGCCCGGGAGGGACCGGCTAGAGCTGGCGGACGCGCCCGGCGTTCCTGGTCCCTCCTGGACGCGCCTACTTCTTGTAGACCGCGATCAGGATCGCGGCGATCAACGACGCGAGCGGCAGCAGCACGGCCAGCGAGGCGAGCGGCCACTGACGTCGCTCCATCGCCCGAAGCCGCGCCTCGTGGTCATGCAACCGGTCCGCCGCGCCGGCCAGCGGCCGCAGCTCGACATCGTGCTCGGCGACCATTTGCTCGGTGCGTTCATGCCGGGACAGCGCCGTGTCGACCCGGGAAGTCAGCGCGATGAGCTGCTGGTAAATGACCTCCAGGGTGATCAGCACTCCGCCACCGCCGGGCGTCGTGGTCACGCGCCCGACGCCGCGAGCTGGCGCAGCGCGGCGAGGATGGCCGCGGTCAGCTGCTCGTCGGTCACGGTAACCACGCCAGTCGGGAGCGCGGCCCTCACCGCGGCTGTCAGCTTGTCCTGCCCAACCGCGGCCAGCACGGCGGGCAGCTGGTCGTTCGTGGTCGCGTTGGTTCGGGCGTCGAGGGTGACCGCGACGCCGCCGGCGGAGGAGCCGTTCGACAGCTTGTGGGCCCAGACCGCCGCGGCGATCTCTTCAGCACTGGGCATGTCATCTCCATCCTCGATCCGCTCACGCACCAGCGCGCGGAAGGCGTTCATCCCGAACGTCGGGTCGGTCTTGTGGCCCGGGGTGTGCTCGCGGTGGCCGACGACCCGGGACTCCGGCCAGCCCATGCGGCGGCAGATCGCGGCGACGCCGGTCGCGTACGCCTGGTACTGCACGGCCGGCCACGGCTCGCTGGCGTTGTCGTTGCAGGCCTCGATGCCCAGCGCGTGCGTGTTGCCCTGCCCTTCGAAGGGCCCGGCGGTTCCGGTGATCGTGGTGTTGCAGCGGCCCGCGGCGAGGACGTGCCAGCGGCCGGACCGGTCGATGCAGGCGTTCGCGATCGGCCCGTGCAGGTCGGCGCGGCCGTCGCGGACGATCCGCACCTGCGTGTCGTCGGCCTGGCCGGACGGCGCCGCGGTGGCGTGCGCGACGATGAACCGCGGCGACCAGTCGCCCGGGCGCTCCCGGGTCTGCCAGCCGGCGTGCTCGACGACCTCGAGGCCGGCGGTGCGCAGGACGTCGGCGAGCCATGTGATCCTCATGAAATCCCCACCCACCATGCAGTCGGGTTGCCCGTTTGCGTGCCAATGTTGGACGGTGCCGCGGTGGTCAGCCCGGCGTCCGCGGTCGAGTAGCGCAGCGTCGGCGCGCTCATTCCCGCATTGAGGACGGCGGCCGAGATGTCGGCGGCCCGGGCCAGCGTTGGCCCTGTGGTGCCTCGGAACCACCACAGAACGCGGTACCAGGTGTATGGAGTGACGCCCTGGGCGACGGACAGCGCGCAGGTCTTGTAGCCGCTGGTGGCCCAGTTGGTGGATTGGTCGGCGGTGACCGCGCCCGCGCCGAGGAGTGCCCCGGCGTCGTTGTAGAGCGCGGCGAAGCACTGGCCCGCGGTCAGGTTGCTGCCGCCTGCGGTCAAATAGAGGTGGATGTTGGACACGACCGACGACAGCACACGGATCCGGGCGACCTGGGCGAGCCCGGCGGTCGGCTGGACGGTGCCCGCCTGGATCTGCGCCGGGTCGAAGGTCCAGCCGGTCAGGCCGTGGTCGACCGGCCGGGGGTGTGCAGTAGCCTGCCGGAAGTCGACGCCGGCCACGCTCAGGGAGGTTTCGAGGCTGACCGCACCCGTTGCCCGCTCAATGCCCAGCGGCGCGTCGAGCGCTTCACCGGCGTCGGAATAACGCACGATCCGCAGGTTGGATCCAGCGTTGCCTCCGGCCTCGGCGGTGTTGTTGACGTGGAATGACCAACGTGTGGCAGCCTCGGAGGCCCCGGACCCGTACTGAATTTGCCGGAACGTCCCCGGGCCGCCGTTGACCCTCAGCACGCCGTCGTCGATGCTGAGGTCGGCCTGCACGGTCAGATCACCGGTCATCGTGTCACCGGTCTTCGCAACCTTCTCGGCAAGCTGGGCGAGGGTGGCGTAGGTGACTCCGGATGTCGCGGCGCCGTCCCACTGGATCAGGTCGGCCAGTTCCACGCTGGTCGTCTGGTAGTCGAGCTGCAGCGTGCCGGAAATCGTGGCGCCGCCAACGTGCGCGGTAACCGTGTACGCCCAGCCGGACGGCGTCCACTGCGGGTCGTTGGTCGCTGGCAACTGGATCGACGCGGTGCCGTCAGCGGCGAGGTAGGCGGTCTGCGGGACCGGCGGCACGACGCTGCCGTCGGCTGCGCCGGTCAGGGGCCGCGGAATCCGGAAGACGACCCTGCCGACGGCGCCGCCGGAAGGTGGCGTGTCGAAGCGGATGGCGACGGTGACCAGCGTCAGAGTGGCGGGCCAGGACATCGATCCTCCTAGCTGACGATCCGGTCGACGCGTAGATACGCGGGCCGCGACGACGATGCGCGGATGCGATGGGCGGTGCCGGTGCCGACCGTGCGCTGCCCGGTCACCACGAAGATCTTCGCTCCGGTCGCGACGGCGGTGTACTCGACGTACATGCTCAGCGCGTATCCGTTGGCGGAGGTGGTGTTCAGGTAGATCGGGGCGAACTGGATCTGTGTTCCGGCTGCGGAATCCTCACGGATCCGCAAGATGGCGGTGTCAGCCGGCACGTCCGATGAGATGTTCCCGAAGAAGTTGAGGGCGTAACGCCTGCCGGTGATCAGCGACGGTGTCACGGTGATCAGGGCGCCCGATTCGGTGGCGGTCCACGTCGTCGAGTCAGATGTCAGCGGCGAATCGGTGATCCGCGTCGCGACGTCGGCCCACGTAATCGGGTCGCCTGAGGCCACGGCTCACACTCCGTAGTAGTTGGTCGTGTAGAGGGTGATTGCCTCGCCGAACGCGTGAGCCTTGACCACGCCGTTGACCGATCTCGTCACGGTCGCTGTCTGCGTGTATGGGCCTGACCCGGACGCGGCGCCCATGAGGGTGACGGTGACCCGCTCGCCGAGGATCCCCACGTCGTACGGGGTGCCGGTCGTCGACCACACCTCTTTTACGTCGACTGTCGAGAACGTCCAGGACGTCTGCGTCGCGTCCCGGGAGGCGCCCAGCGTGGTGCTGGTCGAGTCGGCCGGCGAGCTCGCCGAGTCGTACACGCCGACCCGCCACAGGCTCGCCGGCGAGCACGCCAGGTCGACGTCCCAGCCGTAGTCCGTCAGGGTCTCGGTCCAGCCCTCGACGATCAGATCCAGCGAGGCCCCAGCCACCGCCGACGGCGGGTTGGCGATCGTGAGCCGCGACCCGATCCGCATCTTCAGCCAAGCGGCGATCAGCGACGGGTTGCGGGCGAGGTTGAGCGTGATGCGCGGCCAGCGCAGGCCGTCGAAGGTACCCAGGTGCAAGCGCCAGTAGGCGTGGTAGTCGAGCAGGATGTCTGCGCCGACGTTGACGCTGAGGTCATCGGAGTAGACGCCCGAAGCGGCGATGGAGTTCTCGGACTCGGCGGTCACCTCACCGACGCCGGCCGGGCGGCGCAGCTTGATCTGATTCCGGACCCGCTGATCGTCGTCGGTAGGTTCCGGCGGCGCTGCGATGTGCCCGGAAGCGAAATCCAGGGTCATTGTCGGCGACGAACCCGGCGCCACGTACCGGGCGACCCGGGTCAGGTAGCCGAGGCCGGCGCCGCGTTCGTGCAGCACGCCTTGGTCGGCGTCCTCGCACTCCCGGAGCAGATCAAGCAGGGTCGCCGGGAGTTGGACGCCCATCGGTGTGGTGTTCGCTGTGTCGCCGATGACCGTGAGCGGGATGCCCTCTTCCTCGCACAGGCGGGCCAGCCGGTCACCTGCAAGCTCGCCCGCGAATCCTGACTCGACGTTGTAGAAGGCGTAGTTGACGAACGGCAAGTTGTTGGCACCGAGCCACAGCATCGAGTAGGACATGCCGGCCAGGCCCGTCAGGGTGGCGCCGGTGAGCTTGTTGGCGCTGCCGCTGTAACTGCCGCTGGTTCCGGTGAAAATGGGGTTGGTCGCGTTGTTCCAGGCCGCCTCCCAGGTCACGGTGCCGCCGGAAACGGTGACCATCAGCCGGATCGCGGTCCACCGGGTGGGATCCACCGTTCCCCACCCGGCCGCGCCCGTGGACACCACCGCGGCACCCGAAGAGTCGAACCCGTTGAACTTCACGCCGGCGCCGCCGGCCGCGGTGACCAGCTGCCATTTCGTGACGGTGCCGGTCGCGTCGAGCAGGCAGATCGTCGCGTCCGCCACGACGGCCGCGCTCTGTTTGAACATGACCATGAATGTGTAGCCGTCCACCGTGTCCGGCGAGTTCGGGATCCTGCAGACGACCGTCGAGGCCGTGTTGTTCAGCTGGATCGCGCCGGCTGCGCCGGGCGGGCTGTCGGCCCCGAACGTCACGTCGTTGCAGATCCCGGCAGGCACGCGGGGAACCGCCGACGATGCCGCGGTCGAGTCCGAGCCGTCCTCGAGCGGCCAGAACCCGGCCGGCAGCCAGAGTGGTAGCTGTCGGTACATCGGCGAGCGGAGCGCGGACTGGCCTTGCGACAGGCGGCGCAGAATGCCGGCGCCAGCGATCGGCGCGGTGACGTCGCGGCCAGACTGGTCCCACCGGACCGGCCACTCAGGTACCGGGGTTATGGCTCGGATGACGTCGGATCGGAAGTTGTCGATGGTGCAGGTGAGCGTGCCGGCATTCGTGTTCCCGTTGGTGCGCCACTCGTACAGGCCCACGCCGGTGCCGGTGAGTTCGTCGTCGTCGACCTCGCACGTCCACGTCGTCGGCTCTGTACCGGAGTTGAGCCAGGCCCGGATCTGCAACCTTGCGCCGACTGCCCGCACGCGGGTCTTGATGACCGTGCCGGCGCTGTAGCTGACCCCGGCGTCGATGCTGTCGGTCAAATTGGTGGAGATCCCGCCGATAACGCGGTTGATCCTGCAGTTGATCACACCGCCCGGCATGAACTCGGTGTAGAGCCGGTAGAAGTTGCTGTCGTCGACCCGGCGGACGATGGTGGCGTCTCGCCACTGTGCACCGGTCGTCACCGCCGACAATGACGAGGTGTGTGTGACCTCCACGTCGTGTCCGCCGGCATCGACCGTCGCCTGATTGAACGTGTTTGCGCTGCTGAGTGCGCTGGTCGCGGCCGAGCCGGTCGTGGCCCACGTCAGGGCGACGGTTGTCCAGGTCAGCCCGGAGTCGGTGTCGGTGCCGAGCGCGCCGCTCCTCGTGAAGGTGTCGTTGATCCTGGTCACCGCGACGCTGATCGGGGTGCCTTTGGCGAGCTGCCCGTAGTAGGCACCCGACGGGTTCAGCCGGGTGTAATTCCCGGACCGGTTGTCGACGACCGCGCGGACCTGGGTGGCGTCGACGTCGTCGGACTCGTCCTGGCGGCCGACCTGGATCTGCACGCCGCCGGCCGCGCGGATGTCGTCGGAGATGTCGGTGAAGTTCCAGTCCGTCGGGCTTACCGGGTTGGCTCCAGGCGCGATGCCGACGACGATCGGCAGCGGAGTCGACGGGAACGCCATCTACGCCGTCACGGTGACCTTGAGCCGAGACTTGATCGCCGCAGCCACTGCGGGTTGAGTGCGTACGGCCTTCGCCATCATGCGGCCGAACTCCGATTCGCCGAAGTCCAGCTTGAGGGTGATCTCGTCGCGACCGCCGGCAGCCGCTGGGCGCAGCGGCTGCACCTGGGCGCCACGTGGCAGGTGCAGCAACTCGGGGCCGGCGTCGCCGACCACGGCCGAGCCTGCCTGCATGATGGTGCCGCCGCGGGCCAGGAAGGGGATGTTCGGGGTGTTGAGGCTGCCGCCGCCGATGGTGCCGAGCACCGGAAGGGTGACGGAGGGGATTCGGAATGACAGGTTGTTCCAGCGGGCGATCACCCAGTTCAGGGCCGACCGGAACGCGTTCTTGATCCCGTCGAACATGCCCGAAGCGGCCTTGCCGATCCGGCCGGGCAGGTTCTTGACCGCGCTGACGAGAGAGTCGATTCGGCCCTTGATGATGTTGAAGGTCGCGGTGGCCTTGGTCTTGAAGTCGGAGATCTTGTCGGCTGCGTGGCGGAACCACCACACGATCTTTTTGACGCCGTCGATGAAGTCGAGGATCTTCTTCTGGTTCTTCGGGTTGTCCAGCCAGTCCGAAATGTCTTCGAGGGTGAGGGCGAGTCCGGTGAGGAAGGTGTCGCCGCCCTTCTTCGCATCCGGGAAGATGATCTTGATGAACTTGCCGATGACCTTGACAACGTCCTCACCGACGCGCCAGATCTTGTAAAGGGTGTCCGCGGCGCCCTTGAAGAACTTGTCCAGCTCGCCCGTCTCGTCGGCCTTCGCGATCCACGCCGAGAACTTCTCGATCACCCGAGCGATGAGGTGTCCCAGTTTTTCGAGGAACGGGCCCGATGCCCGGGCCAGCCGGCCGAACGCGTCGACCAGCGGACCGGCGACCGCCCGGCCGATCTCACCGAGGGCCTTGCGTGCGGACTCGGCGCCCTTCGCCATGTTGTCGATGAACGACTTCCTGCTCGCCGACGCGACGAACGTCGAAGCGATCTGGTTGAACGTGCCCGCGAACCCGCCCAGCGTCTTGTGCAGCTGCGGCATCCACCGCTCCGCGAGCGTCCGCACGCGGTCACCCAGACCGGCGAACAACTTCTCCTGCACGTCCAGGCGCAGCCGCTCGAACGCTGGCCGCAGGTTCAGGATGGTGTTGAGGAACTGTCGGGCCGCCGGCGCCAGCTTCGTAATCTTCTGACCCGCACCACCCCCGCCGCCACCGCCGGACGCCTGCTGCTTGCGGGCGTCCGCCAGCCGCTCCTCGGCCTCCTTCTCGGCCTCGATCGCGTCGGCCACCCGCTGCCGGGCGTCCTGCTCACGCTTCTTCGCCTGAACGACCTCGTCGGAGCCCTCGACGCCCTTCTTCGCGTTCTCGGCGTTCGCCTCGGTCAGGTCGTCGACCCGGTTCTTCGCCCGTTCGAGCCCGAGCTTCGCTTCCTCGAGCGCCTCGTTGGCCTTCTTGATCTGGATCGGGTCGCCGGTGCGCATCGCGTTGGCGACGCCAGCCTCAGCCTCGGCCACCGCATCGGTTGCGTCTTTCTGGTCCAATCGGGCCTGCTTGAGGTCCAGCGCCTGGTCCCGCATGCGCTTCGACGCCGATTCGCGGGCCTCGTTGATCGCCTGCTGCGCCTCCAGGGCGTCCTTCTGCGCATCTTTGATGTCACGTTCGGCGCGGGCGACCGCCCGGGCCGCCTGCTCGACGGCCCGGTTGGCGGCCGCGGCCTGCTTCGCCGCGCCTGACGAACCGCCGGTCGCAGTCGTCAGCCGCTTGTACTCGTCGCCCAGGCCGAACAGGCCGAGCTTCAGCGTTCCCACAGCGGCGATGCCGCCAGTGAACATGCCTGGCAGCGAGCCGAGAATCCCGCCGAGCACGGAAATAGCCGGGCCCACCGAGACGAGAGCCAACAAGGCACCCTCGGTGGCCATGAGCGCCGCAACCAGAGGCGCATACGGCCCCGCTGCAGCGCTCGCCGAGCTGGCCATGCTTGCCGTTGTCGTTGCCGCGCGCGCCGCCGACCCGCTCGCGGCGTCCCCCGCAGTCGAGAACACCTGCAGCGCAGACGCGAGCTTGCCGATCAGCCCGGGCCCTTCGGCAAGGCCGTCGAGGAAGCCGGAGAGTCCGCCTCGCCTGCCGCTGCTGCTGGTCTGCTCGATCTCGGTGCGGACTCGGCGCAGCTGCGTCAGTAGAGACCGGTCGCGGGCCATCTTGCCGAACAGGGTCTTGTCGCCGGTCGCCGCGAACTCCCGGTTGAGCTCCGCGAGGTGCCGCTCGGTCTCCTGGATCTGCCGGTCGAGCCGCTCGGTGGAGACGTTCGCCTGATTCATGGCGGCCTCCGCGGAACGGCCTGCGGAGGTGAATGCTCCGCGGACTACGCCGAGGACCCTGCTGACGTTGTCGCGGCCGAGCAGGTTGAAGACGAGCGAGGTGTCCGACATCAGCCCTCCTCGTCACGGTCGCGGCCGTAGTCGTCGAGCCAGTCGCAGAGCGCGAGAAACTCACCGACAGGAAGGGAGCCGATCTCCCACGGGCGGATGTGCAGGACGTGCGCGAAGTTCGCCAGGTGCTTCAGTCGGAGGCGTTCGAGGCTTTTCCCGGCTCGACCTCGACCGGCTCAGGCACCTCGCCAATACGTTCGCTGATCTCGTATTCGACGCCGGCCAGCACCGCGTCGCGTTCGTCGCTCGACAGGTCGGCCTTCAGCACCCGGTCACGGATCTGGATCAACTCGTCCAGGTCGTACTCGACCCGCAGCTCGCGCATCCGGAAGTCCGGGGTGTCCTCGTAGCGAAGCTGCGGATGCTGCTGCCGCTGAAAGTGCCACAGCAAGATGCGACGAGCCTTGGCATCACCGCTACGTATCCCTGCGGCGAAGTCGTCCCAGGTACCCCCGAACCGCTTCTGAATAGCTTCGGCCTCGGACTGGCGAACATCGCCGGGATCCCAGGTCCACTCCTGAGGCTCACTGCCATCGGGCGCATAGGTGACCTTCATCGTGCTCCTCTGATCCTCGCGCTCATGTCGGTGACGGCACGTTCGACGGCCGCCCGGTACGCGGCCCGCCGCGCCCGGATCGGGTCGTCGAACCAGCCGGGCTTGCCGCGCTGGCCCACCCACACCTCGCGGTTGCCGAATACGGGGTGCCGCCAGCCGTCGCGGTTGGTGCGCCGCGGCGCCTGCCGGAACCCGCGGGGCATTCCGCGCGTCGACACCCGCACCCGCACGCCGACGGTCTTGCCGGCAAGCCGGGCTTCCGCCTTCACCTGACGTGCGATCGCGTTTCGCAGCGGCTCACCCTCGTGCGGCAGGCCGGCGGAGCCCATCGACATGATCCGGCCCTTGGCCTCGGCCACTGCCGGGGCGACCGCCCGTCGCAGCTCCTTCGCAAGCTGTCGCCGAAGCCGCATGCCGTCTTCTTCATAGCGCAGCGCGGTGGCCGCGTCGGCGAGGTCGTCGGCGCTGATCGACCAGGCGCCGGCCATCAGGCTGTGGCGCGGGAAACGGCGCCGGTCGTCGGGAAGGTTACGCTGACTTCGGCCACGTCACCGACGCCGCCGGAGATGGGGTTCCACTGGCGAATGTTGGCGCTGCCCGTGTACTTCGGGTTGGACGTGCCGACCGCGGACTGGGTGGCCCGAATCTCGAACGTCACCACTGTGAACGCGAGCGGCCACATGATGGCGTCGAGCGCCGCGGCGGCGACGTCCTGCTTGAACTGCAGAGCCAGCGAACCGCTTTTGATGCCCGACAGCTCCTCGTGCCAGCCGTTGCTGCCGAAGGTGGTCGTGTCCTTCGACTCCGCCTCGAACTGAGCCTGGATGCTCGAGCAGTAGCTCGACAGGTCGGTGCCGTTGAGGGCCACGAAGCCCGCAGTGAGAACGAACTTGGCCATGACGTAGCCCTTTCAGTGCACAGCGAAGCACCCCGCAGGCGGTGGCGCGCGGGGTACGAGGACGAGGACGGTCAGACGGCGATGCCGGCGGTGACGGCGAACAGAATGCTCGGGCCGGTGCCGGTGATCGTGTACGACACCCGGAACCAGTCGTCGGTGATCGGTCCTGCGACCCGGGTGATCTGTGAGCCGATCGCGGTCATCGCGGAGAACGTGGTGACGGTCGTGGGCGAGGGGAAGCCGACGGCGTTGTCCGACTGGATCGCCAAAGTGAGGCTGGGCGTGGTGCCGGATACGGAGAAGACGTGCACGGCGACGTACAAGCGCAGGCCGGTCGCGACGGCGCCGAGCTGCAAGGCGGTGCCGGTGCCGGTTGTCGTTCGGGCGGTGGGGGTGGCCAGTACCTGCCCGCGGGCCAATGGCCACGCGCCGACCGACTGCCACGACCACGGGGCGACGTCGCCGACCGCGCCGAGGGCCTGGTATTGGCGGCGGTTGTACTGAGTGAGATAGGCGAGGGACCCATCGGCGGCTGTCGCCGGGCAGACGGATACCGCGCCGACGGCGCCGAGGTTGCCGAACGCGTCATCGTCCGGCTTGGACAGGTCGCCCGCGTCCCATTGGCCGGAAGCGGCGAGGGACACCGACCTGATGCCGGTGATCTCCTCGTGCCACACGTTGCCTGTCGGCACGAACGCCGTGGTGTCCTTGCTCTCGCCTTCGGCGTTCAGCGCGATCTGGTTGTTGTAGGTGGTGAGGTCGGCGCCGCCGGCGAACAGCCTCACGTTCTGCAGGACGAACTTGCCCATCAGCTGCTGCTCCCGATCACGCGGACGGTCAGATTCGCGCCGTACCAGCTCGTTTCATTGGGACCGGGAACCATGCGGTAGCCGTCGATCCGGGTCACCCAGAGGTCGTCGGCCTGCCCCGGGATCGCGGCCACGCCCGGCGCCCCGCGAGCGGCCAGTAGCGCGGCGCGCACGGAGTAGGTGCCCGTGCGGGAGATCAGCCGGTCGAGCAGCTGTTGCCCGTCGGCGTCGTCGGCCGCCGACACGAGCAGCCGGCAGGTGATGTCGGCGGTGTCAAAGCCGCCGTCGGTGGGCCCGAATGAACCGTTGGGGTCGATGACGACCTCGGCCGGATAGAAGCACGGCACGTGCGGTTCGTCCTTGGCGAACGCGTACGCGTCCAGCTTCGGTATCTCCGCGGCAATCACGGCGTCGCGCAGTGCCTGCTTGACGAGGTCGTACTGCACGTCAGCCCTCGGCGGCCTTCGGTCCTCGGGCCGACTTCGGGACGACGAGCGCGGGCGGGTCTTCGAACTCGATCGGCGGGCCTTCGACGATTCCGCCCGTTGCCAGCCCGGCCAGCTCGGAGTGCAACCGTATCTGCGATTCGAGCGCCGCGGCATGCGCCGGGTCGATGGTCGCTGCGCGCTCTGCAGTCAGCCGCTCGACGGCCGCGCGGGAGTTGTCCTGCTGGGACACAGCGCCTCCTCAGGCGATCAAGGGATTGATGTACGGGGCGATCAGTGCTTCGACGTCCGGGTCGACCCGGGACACCCGCACCGCACCCCACTCGGCGGAGCTGATGACGCCTTGCGGAGAGTCCTTTCTCCGGTAGAGCCGGGCGGCGAGCAGCGCGGCGGCCTGGGCGATCTCGTCCGGCACGGACGGGCACCCCCACCGGGCGGTGACCCGGGCCCTGCCTGATCGCGGCAGCCATCCGACCTCGCCCCGGAGCCGGGTAATCGGCGCGGCAATAAACAGCAGCGGATCGTCGACGCCCGCGTCGAGGCCGGTGACCGCCGTCCAGCCTGCCGAGTCGGACCCGGTCTCGACGATCAGCCCCGTCGCGGTGGCGATGTCGGGCACCAGCAGAACCTGGTAGCCGTCCTCGCAGAACGACCGGCCGGTGATCGGCACCGTCCGGGCGGTCGCCGTCTTGTCGGGCCAGAACCTGCGCCCGCACCGGCGGTCGATCCAACGTGAAGCCGCAAGAACAGCCCCACGGATCAGGTCGTCCCTGACGTCGACTGAGTCCTTGCCCAATGCCGCTTTGACCGTCTCCAGGCCGGCATACGCGGCCGGTCCCGGATCGGCCACGGTGAACGTGAAAGGAATGACGTCAGTCACGATGCCCGTCACCGACCACGCCCCGTACCACAGCCCGATCTCGTCGGCGCTGTTCACCGCCGACCGATACGCGCCAGTCGATGGTGAGACGACCGACGGATTCACGACGGCGCCGGACGGCTTGGTCACCGCGACGGTCACGGTGGCCGCGACGAGCTCGCCGTCGCGGTCATAGACGGTGTGCTCGAGCGGCACGCCGTCGCCGAGGCTGAAGACCGTTGTCACTTGTCGCCCGGCTTGGATGCCGCCTTGTCGGTCGGCTTCGGGGCGGCCTTCGTGGTGCGCCGCGGTGCCGGGGCGACCAGCTGCTCGTAGGCGGCGGCGTCGGCGTCGGCGATGGGCTCGCCGACCGGGTAGGCGAGGAACGCGGCCCGTGGGTCGCCGTCGGCCACCAGCTGGCCGCCGGCGGTCCGGTACACCCGGATCGTGGCGAGCGTCCGGCCCGGTACGGCCGGAACTTCGGTGCGCTGTGTGGTGATCTGCTGTCCCACGGGCCCGCCTTCCTACAGGTAAAGGACGGCGACGCGGAATCGGCCCGCAGTCAGGGCCGCCGTCGCGATCGTGATGGCCAGCGACCGGACCGCCGTGGTCTTCAGCGAGCTGGCACCGGTGAACACTGGGGCGACCGACTTGCGGCCGGTCGTCGACCACGGGGCGCCGGACACGGCCGCGGCGGCGAGCAAGTCGCCGGCCGCCTCGCTGTTGACCGCCACGGTGGCCGAGCCGCCGGATGTGACCGCGGTGAGCACCTCGATGAACCCGCCGAGGATGTACGCCCCGGCCGGGATCGAGTTGTCGCCGCGCAGCGTGATCGTGGAGACCGCGCCGCCGTCGACGGCGAAGTCGTACTCCCCGATGCACGTCTTGATGCGGGTTGTGCCGTCGATCGTTCCCACGGCTCAGATGCCCGTCACCGTGCAGATCGCGGACGGCCGGTACACGACCAGCGCCACCCGGACGTCGGCGCGGACCGCCTGCTTGCCCTCGACGAAGAACGTCGAGTGCGAGTTGGAGATCTGCACGTCGATGCCGCGCCGGGTCGACAGCTCCGTGAAGGACGTGTCGACGGTCAGGCCGGTGTTCTGGGTCTGCGCGTCCGACTGGGCGACCGGCAGGCCCCACAGCCGCTCCGGGCCCGCCTCGGACGGGTTGCCCCAGATGTAGACGCCGTCCGCGGTGCGCAGCAGCCGAACATCCTGCCAGTCGAGCGGGTGCATGATGTGCAGGTTCGGCAGGGCACGGCCGGTGACCCGCACCAGAGTCATCGCCTTGTAGAAGGCGTCCGGCACCGGGTCCGCGCCCTTGGCCTGGGTCTGGATGCCGACGACGTTGTTGAAGCCGCGCAGGTTCGGTGCGGTGCCGTTGCCGACCAGAATCTGAGAGTCGAGGCGCTGCATCAGCATGAACCGCAGCCGGTTGTCGACGTAGCCCTGCGCCTGGTCGACGTCCTCGAGCTGCTCGTCGGTCATCGGCAGGAACGTGGCGATCTTCCGCACCGGGCTGGACTGCTCGGTGAGTGCCAGCGCCGACTCCGGGAAGGACCCGGCCTCGGCGGTCTCCGCCGCGGCGTTGGTGAAGGTCGTCTCCTCCATGTAGACGATCGCGGCCTGCCGCGTGGTCGTCTGCGGGATGAGGTCGATGACCTGGATCGGCCGGGTGGCGAAGTCGACCACCTTGCCGGTGCGGGTGGTCTCCGGCACCCAGCCGGCGGTCGTGGTCATCAGCGTCTTGAGGCTGATGTCCAGGTGCGACTCCGGGCCGGAATTGCCACGCTTGAGCTTGAACGCGTCCGACTTGACGAACAGCTCACCGAAGCTCTTGGTGTTGACCTCGACGTGGCCGGGCGCGTCGTCGGGCTCGCCCGGCTCGGCGCCGGACTCCTTTGCCGCCGCCCACGCCTTCGACCGGGCCGCCGCCCGGGCGACGCTCTTGTGCTTCTCCACGTCCTTGCCGAGGTCGTCGATCTCCTCGTTCAGGACGCGGATCGCTTCGACCTTCGCCGCGGTGTCGCCGGACAGCGACTTGACCAGGGCCATGTCCATCGTCGGGCCGGCCTCGGTGAAGATGCCGTGCAGTTCCTTGTTCTTCGCGTCGAGCTTGCCCTGCGCCTCCTTGAGCGCCGGGAAGTCGAGCAGGTCGATGTCAGCCAACGCTGATGCCTCTCGTCCTGGCGACGTGCCGCAGCCATTCAGCCGTCAGCTCGTCGGGTTGGGTGGATGCGGGTTCGGGCGCGAGTAGCTCGCCGAGACGCTTGGTCTGCGCCTGGATCCGGTCGAGCAGCTCCGACGACTCAGCGCCGAGGCCCTTGCCCTTGTGCTGCCGCTTCGCCAGGACGTCCGCGGCGCGATCGGTGAGGTTCGTGAGGTCGGCCAGGACCGCCTCTGCCTCACCGGCGAATGTGAGGCCGCTCTTGACAGCCAGGGTGCGGGTGCCGACGCCGGCGCCCTTGATGACCGGCGACACCTCGCCGCCGGTCATCAAGGGCGCCGGCGTCGGCAC